CCGATCTATGACGACATCTGTGGCTGGCAATATGACAGCTGGTGTTGGAAAGGATATGGGTGCATTTGTAGCTGGAAATATGACAACAGTAGTAGAAGGTGAAGCATACGAGGTCATTAACGGTAATAAAACCACTGTTGTCTCCGGTAAGTACGAAATCAAGGCCGGAAGCATCGATCAGACGTCAGATGAAGATTTTAAGCTTACTTCTGGTGGCAATATGTTAGCAAACTCTGGTGCTAGAATAAATATTAAATCTAGAAATAACATGAATTTAATTTCAGGAAATACAACCACAATGAAAGTCAAGAAAGACTATATTGTGGTTATCGGAGATAGCTAATGGCTAGGGCAGACAAAATCACTCAAACGCAGAAAATCATAGAAACATTCTCTGATTTTCTTACTAATTTTGACAAAAGCCCTATGACTAATGACCTTGGTCGTATTACGAATGAAAGCGCTATTAAAACACGTGTTAAAAATCTGGTTTTGACTAATCTAGGTGAACGACCGTTTAACTCGTCTATTGGGTCTAATGTCGTAAGATCCTTGTTCGAGCCATACACATCATTTACAGCTGACGATATCAAACAATCTATCAAGCACACACTAAAGTTCAATGAGCCTTCGATCCAAGTGTCTTCTGTAGATGTTATTGGAGATGAAAATCAAAATAACGTTAGAGTTAACATTGTTTTCTATATCATAAATACCCAGACATCCGTATCAATTGATGTAATCCTTAAACGAGTAAGATAAATGCCTATTGCCAATACATCGCTGAGTTTAACATCTCTTGACTTTGATGCATACAAAGACTCTTTAAAGACTTACTTAAAGACTCAGAGCGCATTCAAAGACTATGACTATGAAGGTTCGAACATGAACGTCCTTCTAGATGTTCTGTCTTTGAACACATTCAAGATGGGTTATTATCTTAATATGGTTGCGTCTGAAATGATGCTAGATTCCGCCCAGTTAAGGTCAACGATTTCTTCTCATGCCAAACAACTAAACTATCTTCCTAGATCAGTTAGATCATCTGTTGCCAAGATTGATGTAACAGTTGTAACAACGAATGCTACTTCCTTTACTATTCCAAAGGGAACACCATTTGGGGCAACTAACAACAATGGTAATTTTATGTTTACCACGGATAAATCCGTAACCGTGGCTTCTTCTAACAATACATTCGTATTCTCGGATCTTGAAATTTATGAAGGTACATATATCCAAGAATCATTTTTGATCGACTATTCCAATGAGACACAGAAATTTACTATTTCAAATCCAAATGTTGATACTAGATCTATCTCTGTTATCGTATCGGAAGACGATGGACAGGACGTAACCGAATTCCTTTTGGCTGACAGCCTATATGCACTAACACCAACTTCGAACAAGTATTTCTTGCAGACAGATATAGATGCAAAATATCAAGTAGTGTTTGGTGATAACACATTTGGAAGAACCCCGGCCGAGGGTGCAGTGGTTACGGTAGAATATAGAATTTCTGATGGGATCAAGTCAAACGGAATCAACACGTTTGGAATGAGTGCTGATTTATCATCTATTAATAACACCGAGATTATTTCGAATACGATTGAAACAGCTGAATCTTCTACTGGTGCTGCTGACCTTGAGTCAATTGAATCCATTAGATATAATGCACCTAGACATTTCCAGACGCAGGAAAGAGCTGTAACAACTGCTGATTATGAAGATTTGGTTAAGCTTAATTTCAACGATGTACAATCAGTCGGTGTCTTCGGCGGCGAAGATTCATTAGTCGCCCCGGTTTCGTACGGTAAGGTCTTTATTTCATGTACTACCTTTTCAGGTGATGCTCTAACAGAATCACGTAAAACTGACATTGCGGCTTTCTTAAAGCCAAGAACTACTATCGGAATCACGCCTATCTTAATCGATCCTGAATACGTGTACCTAACACTTATCGTTAATGCACATATCGACTTCAATGAAACTGCGCTGGTGCCAGAACAGTTAAAAACTGCTATCGCTGCAACCGTAGCCACATATAATGAAGATTATCTACAGCAGTTTAAGAAGAATTTTAGACTATCAACTCTAATGTCCTTGATTAATCTCACAGATGTTTCTATCATGTCAAATGAAATTTCTGTGTACATGTACAAAAAGCTAACACCTACTATTGGAATATATAACTCGCTAGCCATGGATTTTGGCACTCCGCTAAAGCCGGGTTCCATTCTTTCAAATAGATTCCTTTCTAATAGTGTATACTACGTGTACACTGATACGATCGACGGCGTCGTTAATCCTGGGAATATCTTGTATAGATTAGAACAAGCAACAATTTCATCTACTACACAGAATTATTACGCTGCTGGTACTATTGATTACAATAAAGGAACTATCGTTATTGACTCTGAGGTTTATGACCAAATGGCAGATAGTACATTAAAGATGTTCGCTACACCTAAAAATCAGGATGTGTATTCAACCAGAAATCAGATCTTGTTAATCGATACAGCTTCAGGCGTGAATATAAATGTACTTGACGGATAAACCATGTCAATAGAAAAATTCATTTCGCCATTTATCCAGTCTCAATTCCCTGATTTTTACAAATCAGATGGTCCTAATTTTGTGGCTTTTGTCAAGGCTTATTATGAATGGTTAGAAACATCACCTAATCCGCTGTATAAGGCCAGAGAACTGTACGATATGATGGATGTGGATCGTACAGCTGAAGACTTTGTTAAGTATTTCAAGAACAAATACATGTTCTCTATTCCGCAGTCTGCTGTTGCTGATAAGAGATTATTGTCAAAACACATACTAGATTTATACCGTTCTAAGGGATCGCTACGTTCATACGAATTGCTTTTTAGACTGCTGTTCAATGAAGACGTATCTGTATACATTCCAAAGAATGATATCTTCAAGCTATCAGATAACGAATGGATTAGGCCAAAATACATCGAAGTTACCGGTCACCAGTATCTACATGAACTGATCGGTAAAAGAATCTATTCATCTTCTAAGCAATCCGATGCTGTTGTTGAAAATTACTTCGTCAAGAATGTTAACAACAAAACCATTAATGTATTGTCGATTTCTGCAGTCAACGGTATTTTTAACTATGGCGACACTATTTTTTGTGATGATTTGTATGTCAACTCAAGACAAAATTTAATCTCTGAATTTGAATACAATAACCTGACAGCAGCTGAGCAAGAAGATTATTCTTTGGCCATTACAGAAGCAACGTCTCCTATTATCATAGGTTCACTTTCTTCTGTTGGCATCATTAATGGTGGCGCGAATTTTAAGCCAGGTGAATTACTATCCGTAGCAAACAACGGCGTTGGTGGTGTAGTAAGAGTCGTAGCTGTTAGATCTGAAAATGGTAAAGTAACATTTGAATTATTAGACGGTGGATCTGGCTTCTCAATGTCGCCATCTATTACTGTTCTTCCTACTAAAGTTCTTTCTATAGAAAATTTTAATGGCTCATTTTCTGCCAATGATTCGCTTTTAAAGGAACATCAAGATACCAATATCGATCCAGAATTAATCGTATACCAAACAAATGGTTCTGTTAATACGGCCATGGGTGGATTGTATTCTGGTAATACAACTTATCTTAGACTAGTTAACTCTAATGGAACATTTGATGTTCTTAAGCCGGTTTACATTTTGGACCGCCGGACATATTTGACTATATCTTCGCCAACAGATACGTTGTACCTTGGTGAAGAAGCAACACAAGGTTCTGCCAACGGCGTTGTTACCTTTGCTAATGACACGCATGTAGTTATCGGTAACACGAATGGGACGTTTGCTGCCAACGCTACCAAAATTGTCATGGCTTCTAACAGTTCAGTTAATGCTACTGTGGTTACTGTATCCAATTCAATCGTATCTAACTCTACACTAACATCTTGGGTTGGTGGCGGTGCTGCTGCTACGTTCACTATCGGCGACCTAATTGACAAAGAAATCTTCAGAATTAATTCCGACCTAATCAGCAGTTACTACAACGCAGATATGGATGATATTGCAGAAGGCGTTTCAATAAATATCACCGGCACCGTAGGAACTTTCTCTGCTGGCCAAACTGTAACATCTGCATCGCTCGTTGTACAGCCGCTGGATGTCACAAATATCGTCGGATCTTTTGTTAACAATGAAATATTAGCCAACACTACTCTTGGTATTAACACTTTAAATCTGTTACAGACCGATGGTTCTTATATCGAAGTTTATGGTGCCGATATCGGCAACGCTAATCTAGTACCAGGAATTGTCGTCAAATCCACAACCACTACTTCTACAGCCCAAATTAATACGCTTCTTCCACAGCAGACGATATCCGGAACCGGTATTATCTTAAATGTTAATTCTACAGTCATTGAAGTTACTCAGCAGACAGGTAGATTCTTAAGTAATACTGTAATCACTAGTTCTAATTCTGGGGCCACTGCTACTATCACATCGACAGATTATATGACTGATTGGTCATTTCCTGGTGTTACCAGCGGCTTAGACAAAGATAATCTAAATGATGCTATCGATCAAGTACTAACAATATATGACCTAGAAGTAGGAACTATAACTTACCTAGATAACATCAATCCCGGTCAAGGATATTCTACCGATCCTATTGTTTCGATCATCCAAGAAGATGTTTATAATCTTAAAATTGCTGACAGATCTGGTTATAAGGGCTATAATGCTATCATTAATGCTACTGCAGGTACTGCCGACGGTATCGTAACTGCAGCTGCTGTTTATGATTCTGGCTTTGGGTACGATACAAATGAAAGAGTATTGTTGACCTCTTCAAATGCTTTAAATCAAACCGTGGTAACTGCTACTTCTGTAGTTGATCAGCATGGTGTTGCGGCCGGTTACTTCAAGAATCAATCTGGGTTTTTGTCAGATTCTCAGAAAATCATCGACTCTGAATATTACCAAGAGTACTCTTACGACATTCAGGCTACAAGAATGATGGAAACATATGAAAAATTCGTCAGAGACCTAATCCATCCTTCAGGTATTGCTCTATTCGGTTCGTACAAGCTAAATAAAGAGGTAGACACGGGTGACAACACGGTTGTTGAATCATCTATAACTTCTTCATAAATAATAGTAAATCTACAGGGTATACATGGCAGTCATTACAGTCAACCAAATCATCGATAATATTGATTCGTTTATCTCAAATGTCCGTAATTTGAGCAAGTCATATTATATGGTAATCGGAAAGCCTGATGCATGGGATATTGACGCCTCACCACCAGAGGCTAACAGTTCTATTCAGCAGACCGAGTTGTCACTATACCAAGATCTAGTATATGGTAAGCTTATTGAATCTGAAGATATTTCTTACATGATCAGAAAAATACCTTGGGTATCTGACACCGTCTATGATCAGTACGACAAGAATGACCCAGATCTTCTTACTAAAGACTTTTACGTTGTAAACGATATCGGAGAAGTCTACAAGTGTATCAATAATGGAAATGGCGCACCATCGACCATTAAGCCATTTTTGTCGACAGAATACGGTACGTTTACAACCGGTGACGGCTATATCTGGAAGTTTATGTACAAGGTTGATTCAGGCGCCAATACCAAATTCGCTTCTAACACATATATTCCTGTTACCGTCAATGCAAACGTAGAATCAAATGCGGTTCCGGGAACCATTGACTATATCAATCTAACAGATAGTGGCACGAATTACCAGGTTTATGAAGAAGGCTTCTTAGATTCTGTAGTTAATACATACGTTGTCCAGTTACCAGATACATCATCGACATATGATAATTTCTACACCGGCTCTTCGATATATTTAAAGGCTGGTGGTGGCGCGGGTCAGATTAGACCGATTGTTTCTTACACTGGTTTAGATAAATCTCTAACAGTTGATCCCCCCTTTGATTTGTTCGTTAATTTGAAGCTGGCAAACATCTCTGGTTCAATCACAGTTGGAAATAAAGTTTCTCAGAATCTAGTTCGAATGTCTTATCTATACAACGTTGGATCATTCGACGTCGGCCATACGGTTGTACAAACGGATACCGGGGCGACTGGAGTTATTACCGCAGCTAATTCTTCTGTGTTCTTTATTCAGCCTTCTGCTGGGTCGTCTGACTTCGTACAAGATCTTCCAGTTTATAGTACTTCAAATAATCATACCGCAAGAAGCACGACCACTTTCACTATTGTCAGTGGTAACAATAGAGCAACGCGCGCAACGACTTCTACTAATATCACTACTTTGTATTCAGCTAATGATTATATTCGAATTGGTAATTCTTCAAGTAATCAGATTCGTAGAGTTATATCCGTTGCTAGTACGTATGTTACGGTTGATAACAATACACCGTTTACACAAAACTTAACGGCCAATTCGTTCGAAGTTAATATCGCAGCTGCTCCTGTATCGATCGTACAGCTTCAAAGAGAAGGTAATATCGTATACACGAATTTGACAGGTCAAAGCCTTGCGATTTCAAATACTACACCATCTGGTGTTGGATTCACACCTGGTGAAAAGGTCAACTTGGTAAATGCATCTAATGTAAACCAGGGTGCCAACGCTATCATGTCATTCTCTAATACATCCACGATGTTTTTGACAGATGCGGCCGGAACATTTACATCAGCCTTATACGTTCTTGGTGCATCTTCAAATACTAGGGCTTATATTAATAGCGTTGTGTCATATCCTAACATTACTGTCGAAAATCCAATTGGAACCTTTTCTACCGGTCAGCCGATTTCAATCACAACTGGTGCTGGAACTGTGGTAGGTAATGCTACCGTCTTGGCCAAGTTAACTACTCCTAATGAGCTAACCGAATACATCATTTCTCCAACTGTAACTATTGACGGCGATGGAAATAACGCAGTGGCTTATGCATATATTGATGAAAGTGGTAACAACATCAATAGACAAATCTCTCAGATCATTACGATTAATCCAGGTGAAGGATACAGCCGAGCTAATGTAAGTATCTCTTCTAACACTTTATATGGTTCAGGAGCAACGGCCGAAGTTGCCGTATCACCTATTGCTGGTCATGGGGCTAATGCCCACCAAGAATTAGGTGCCAGATATGCCGGAATTTCCACTACATTTGGTGCCGGCGCCACAGAGGGCTACAAATTTCCTCTATATGGCAGCTACCGCAGAATTGGTATTGTCGAAGATCCAAAATTCAATGACGCTTGGGTAACTGTCGGATCGTTTGATAGAACTACTCTTGGTCTGTCTAATAAAGATGGTAACGCATTTGAAATCGGCGAAATTGTAATACAGCCGGCTAGCAATGCAGCAGGTGTAGTGACATTTGCTAATACTACGCGCGCTGAGCTCAAAAATGTAAGATCTACGTTTAACGCCAACACTAGAAACATGACTTTCACTGTTAATACAGTGTCAGGAATATTTTCCAATGGTGAAACGATTTACCAGGCAAATAGCACGCCGTCCAACTTGGCATTTGGAACAATCATCTCAACGAATTCTTCTCTTGGAATCATGAGCGTAAATCTTGTTAACGGTGCGTTTACAACATTCCACACTATTGTCGGTACCACATCTAGTGCCAATTGTAGTGTCGAAGCGATCGTATACCATGACAGTATCTATGGATTGGTTTCAAATGGAACCGCCAACGTAGCTACCGCAAATGTCAATTACTTCAGAATCGTGGAAGACGACCAGCAAGTTTACCAGTTGTCAAGCAACTCAACCGGCGATTTAAACCAGGTAGCATCTAATACTCTGATCAGATTGACTGATGTCAAAGGCCATTTTAATGCCAATGATACCTTGATCGATGCAACTACTAACTCATATGCTAACGTGGTTTCTATCTCTATTGCTAATGGAACTGTAGACGCTACAACAGATTTTGGTCATAAATTCACACAGACCACTAGACTTACTATGTTGGCAAATACGGCCCCGTACGATCCATTTGAAAGAGTATACCAAGAAGTTTCTAATGCGTCTGGCTTAATGATTTCTTCTAATTCAGACGTTGATTTGGTGTTAACTTCAACTAACGGTACCTTTTCTGTAGGAAATATTCTTACTGAAAGCGGTGGTGGAGGTGCAACAGCCATAGTTCTGTGGGCAAACAACGAATATGGTGCTAATTCTTCATATTTAAGATGTTCGGCAGTAACCGGCAACTTCGATGTTGGAAATACCGTGATAAATAACCTATCTGTTGGTGGTACTGTAGGAGCACAGTATCACGCTCTAGTGGTTTCTGACGTATATGGTCAGTTTGAAACAGATGAAGATGTCATTGGTGTCGACTCTGAGGCCCAAGGAAACGTTTCGGTAGTCTTGTATCCAGAACTTGTAAAAAATAGTGGTCAGCTGATCTATACCGATAACATTGTTCCATTTACTAGATCAAACACTTCTGTTGAGAAAATAAATATTATAATTAAGTTTTAGAGGACCTAAATGCCATTAGACACCGATTTATCATTAAAGCCCTACTTTAATGATTTCCAGCAAAATTCAAATCATTATGCGGTGTTATTTCGTCCACGTGTAGCCGTACAGGCGCGAGAGCTTAATAATTTACAGGGTATTTTACAGGATCAGATCGACAAGTTCGGCCGCCATATCTTCAAAGAAGGCTCTGTGGTAGAAGGATGCTCGTTTTCATTCGATAGCCAGTACGAATATGTGAAGCTCCGTGACAATTATGCCAATGGTACAGCTTTCACAATCGATGACTTTAAGACAAGATATGTTACTAATGCTAACGGTCTTCGTGCTCAAATCGTTGATGTAGTCGCTGGTTTCGAGTCTACTTCTCCGGATCTTAATACTTTATACATTAAGTACCTTAATTCTACCACGTATTCTAATGGCGCTACACAATCTGTATTTGCTGCCTCAGAAGAATTAGAAATCAAGTCTGAAGCCAATGTGGCCATCGGTAATGTAACAGTTGCCAACGTTGCAAACACGACCGGCGAAGGCTACAACATGTACGTGACAGAAGGAGTAATCTTCAAGAAAGGTTACTTCATCCGTGTACCACCTCAGGGCGTAATCGTAACCAAGTACTCCAATAAGCCAGACGACCTATCTATCGGATTTGGTGTTATTGAAGAAATCGAAACACCAGAATCAAACACATCTCTGTTAGATAACGCAGCCGGATATCCAAATGTTGAAGCTCCCGGTGCTCATAGATTAAAGCTAACTCCTACACTAGAAGTTAGATCTACATCAGCTGATGCCAACACTTCTACATTCTTTTCTATCTGCGATTTCAAGTCTGGCAAGCCAGCCACAATTAAAAATGATCCACAGTACGCGGCACTAGGCAATAAGCTAGCTAAGGAAAAGTTTGAAACTAATGGTGACTTTGTTGTCAATCCGTTCATTCTTTCAACTGAAGCTAAGGTTGCTAACACAACTCACTTGTCTTTGATTTCAGCAACAGGTCTTGGTTACGCCAAGGGATACCGAGTTGAATTCCTAAACAAATATGATACTGATCTACGTAAGGGTACAGATACAGAAACTGTTGATAACCAAGTAGTATCAACAAATTTCGGTTACTATGTAACAGTCGAGCAATTTCTAGGTGATTTCAATCTTGAAAATGTCGCCCAAGTAGAGTTGCACTCTGCTGCATATGACGCGTTAGACAATAACTATACGTCTACTGGTTTTACGCCTTCTGCTTCGAATAAAATTGGTACAGCATATATCAGAGGAATTGAGCTTAATTCTGGAGTTCCTGGCTCGCCGGCAACGACATACGATGTGTATCTGTTTAATATCAAGATGGATCGAAGCTTCAGCTTTAATAATGTCAAGAGCATTGTCAATACAACAACCAAGGCGGTTGCCGACGTAGTATTGACATATGTTGCAACTTCTAATTCCTATATTGCAAAGTTGCAAGAAATTGTTAACAATACTCTCGTCTATCCATTTGGTCAGAAGGCTGTAACATCAAACGGGTTCTCTAATACTTCGTTTGTGTACCGTAACAGAGCCAACTCATCATTTGCAGCTAACACGACAACCAACACAGTTATGACTGTGACTCCACCAACCACACATGGTACTGGCTCTGAGACATTCATTTATTCTGGAACTCTGTCTGATTCAGCTGCTGAGACGTTCATTGTTATTCCAACTGCAAACGCGTATTCATCAAATAATGCCGGCACAATTAATGTGTTCTCTACTAATACATTGGTTACTGGAACAAGCACTACCTTCACTACTACATACGCAGTTGGAGATTCAATTCGTGCTTCTGGCCAGATTAAGCAAATTGCTTCTATTTCTAACTCTACCGTTCTAAGAGTTAATTCTCCGTTTACTTCTAACGCTACAGCACAAGCGCATCAGCTAGCATTCCCACATGGAAAGCCGATCGCCTTTTCTGGAAGAGACAACAGATCAATTTCTATTTCAAGTAATACAGCCACATTTAATCTTGGATCAACTGCGAACGGCGTAATTCAGTGCGTGGTTTATCACGATCTTAAGAGATCTGGAACTGTAGCTACTGGCAAGACTATTTCTAGAAATACCCTAATCAAGATCGACACTTCAAACAATGCTGGTGGCACAACCGGACCATGGTCTCTTGGCCTACCAGATGTGTTTAAGTTAAACTCAGTATACTTGACAACGAACAGTACATATTCAAACGGTAGTACTGGTACTAACATCGTTAGATCATTTGCACTAGATACCGGACAGCGCGATTCTCACTATGATCTAGCTTCTTTGGTTTCTAAGAATGCTAAATTACCTTCTGGTTCAAAGCTGTTGGTCTCAGTTGATCATTTCCAGTACGATGAATCACAGGGTGTAGGTTTCTTCACGGCTAATTCATATCCTATCGATGACATTAACGGTGCAGCTAACACTGCTGCTATCACTACCCAGGAAATTCCTGTGTTTACTTCTACCGCCAAGGGTACAACGTTCGACCTGAGAGACTCAGTAGACTTTAGACCATTCGCATCAAATACAGCAGCTATTACTACAGTGGTAGCATCTGCAACCATTAATCCATCTTCAACATTGACATTTGATGTCCATGCAACTGGATCATATCTGCCTTCTCCTAATGAATTGTTCGAAACCAACCTTCAGTACTATCTACCTAGAATTGACAGAATTGGTATCAATACATCTGGGCAGATCGTAATTAACGAAGGAGTTCCTTCACTACAGCCAAGAACACCGCCTGAGCTTCCTGGAACAATGACACTAGGAACCGTAGATGTGTCACCGTATCCTACATTGTCTCCTGCGCAAGCAAAGACAGCGGGTCGTTATGACTACGCCGTAACAACAAAGTTGATGCAGACCAAGCGCTTCACTATGGCTGACATTGGAACGCTGGCTGATCGTATTGAAAATCTTGAATACTACACTTCTCTGTCACTACTAGAACAGTCAGCAGCCAACCTATTGGTCCGGTCTGGCACAACTGGTCAGAACAGATTTAAGAATGGTATTCTAGTAGATCCATTTAAGGGTCATGACATTGGAAATACGCTACACCCTAAATACCTGATCGCTATCGATCCTGATCGTAAGGAAGCTAGACCTTATTTCAAGCAGCTATCAAGAACTATTGCACCGTCTAATACCACATCTAACGCTTCTGTTGCGTACACCAATATGGTTACGATCAACAACGTTGATATCGTGTATCAGAGACAGCCATATGCATCTAAGTACAGAAATTGCGTGGAAGGCAATGTGTATCAGTTCAGAGGTTCGATCAAACTGTACCCACCTGGTGATACGGAGCCAGACACATCAGTATCACCTGACGTGGTTAATAATCTAGATTTGGCTTCAAACTGGGTTAACCTATCAGCGTCAAAGGCCTGGGGAACCGAATGGGGTTCATGGATCACAACCGGTACCACGGTTAAATCAGATGACGCTAAGAAGACTGGTGAAAAGACAACAACCCAGAATCCTGATGGTTCGAAGACTGTTTCGTACGCTACTCAGATCAATACAACCACGACTACATCACAGACACGT